TGCTGGCATTACCATCGACACCCGTGTCGCCGGTGCTAACTACTACACCCCTCGCGCCACCTCGACCGCAGGCACTGGCGAAGTTTCGAACGTTGATAACCGTTATCAGACCGTGACTGTTTCCAGCACCACTAACGTTGCAGCTGGTGATGCTTTCACGATCGCCAACGTTAACGCTGTTCATCACATCACCAAGGGCGACACTGGCCAACTGAAGACCTTCCGCGTCATCAGCGTTACTAACGCAACGACCATGGTCATCAGCCCCCCGATCATCTCTAATCAAGGAGCTACGGATGCTGAAGCTCAGTACCAGAACGTTGTTGTGAACGCTACCAGCGCGACCGCTGCAATCACCTTCTTGAACACCGTTGCCAACTACGTTAATCCGTTCTGGCAACGTGATGCTCTGGAAATCTTGCCGGGCCGCTATGCTGTACCTAGCGACGCTGGCGCAGCCGTCATGCGTGCTTCTACCGATCAAGGTATTGAACTTGTGATGCAGAAGCAATATGACATCAACACGATGAAGACCAAGTATCGTCTTGATACCCTCTTTGGCGTGGTGAACAAACAGCCTGAGATGTCCGGCGTTATCATGTTTTCTCAGACCTAACCTGATGTGAACTGAAGTACAGACAGCCCTTCGGGGCTGTCTCCATATCTGGAGATTAAAAATGCCGCTGAAAAAAGGTTACAGCCAGAAGACGATCAGCTCCAACATCTCAAAAGAGATGAAGGCCGGTATGCCTCAGAAGCAAGCAATCGCTGTTGCGCTAAGTTCTGCTCGGAAGTCTGCAAAGGCCGCCGGAAAGCCTGGAAAGGCTCCAGCAAAGAAAGGGAAATAATGGAGTTCCCAACAATCGTTTACAAGTGCCCAGGCAATCATTGGGGGCCAAACGGCACCACATATGATTCTGTTGGCGTCAAAGATGATGGGCAGATGAAGGCTAGGCTTGCTGATGGATGGCACGAAAGCCTCGTAAAGGCTGTTGAAGAATTTCTAAGCCCTGAACAATCTGTGGACAACTTCACAGAAACAACCGATGATTCACCCGTGACTCGCGAAGAGTTAGAGCACAAAGCGCGAGAGCTAGGCATCAAATTTGATGGCAGGACAACCGACAAAAAGCTATTCGATAAGATCGAAGAAGCACTAAGGGGTTGATATGGGATACACAAAGCGCCAGTTTGTGACTGCTGCACTAGAAGAAATTGGAATTGCTTCATATGCGTTTGACTTACAGCCAGATCAACTTGAGTCTGCACGAAGAAGGCTTGATGCAATGATGGCGGACTGGAACGGGAAGGGTATTAGACTTGGCTACCCGATCCCGTCAAGCCCACAGGAAGGTAGCATCGACGAAGAAACCAACGTGCCAGATTCTGCTTATGAAGCAATAATCTGCAACCTTGGCATCAGGCTGGCACCTAGCTACGGAAAGCAAGTAGCAATAGAAACAAAGGCAACTGCAAAACAAGGCTATGACGTATTATTGCAGAGGGCAACTATTCCGACACAGCAGCAACTACCTGGAACAATGCCTTCGGGGGCTGGAAATAAATCATGGAGAAGTTATGACAACCCATTTTTGAGGCCGCCCATCGATCAAGTGACAGTTGGCCCTGATGGGCCTTTAGAATTCAATTAAGGGGTCAAAATGGCTCAGATAAATCAATTGGCATTGATGTCTAGCGTTTCCTCTGGCGAGCAATTGCCAGTATATAGCCCAACCAATGGAGATGCTCGCAGGGTCTCAATAGGCACGCTGCTAGACTACTTCGAACAGACGTTTGCATCTCCCACTCTAGCCACCAATGTTTATACGCCTGGAACAGGTTTTAACATTGCGGTGCCTACTCCGGTAGAACAGCAATGGATTTTGATTCAACCCACTGGCACGCTGGCCACTGGAACGGTCACACTTCCACTTAACACAACAACGCCAGACGGGTCAGAGATCTTGGTAACAACAACCCAGATCATCACCACGTTTACGTTGGCGCTTAACGGCGCAACCGCAGCATTTGGCGCACCGACAACGCTTGCAGCAAATGCGTTCTTTAGGATGCGATTTGTGCAGGCCACAAACTCTTGGTATCGGATTTCTTGATTATATGGCCACCAAGAAAGACCCAAGGCTTGAGCGCGCAGGCGTTGAAGGCTATAACAAGCCAAAGCGCACCCCTAGCCATCCGACAAAATCTCATGTAGTTGTTGCCAAATCTGGCGATCAAATCAAAATGATTAGGTTTGGCCAGCAGGGGGTGTCTGGTTCGCCCAAGCGTGAGGGAGAATCAAAAGCTGATAAAGCCCGTCGAGAATCTTTCAAGTCTCGTCATGCTGAAAACATCGCAAAGGGAAAGATGAGCGCAGCATATTGGGCCGATCGCGTTAAGTGGTGAATAAAATGCAAATCCCAATTCTGAATGGAATTTACACTGATAACGGCCCAGACTTCCGCACATCTTACCCGGTTAATCTAGTTCCGGTTCCAAAGGATAGCGGAATCAGCTCAGGCTACTTAAGGCCGAGCAATGGAATTGTTGCAAACGGAAGCGGGCCCGGGTGTGATCGCGGGGGAATTAACTGGAACGGAATCTGTTATCGAGTGATCGGAACATCACTTGTTAGAATTTTAAATTCTGGAAGCATTGATGTGCTTGGAAATGTCGGAGGGGATGGCGCTTCTTTAGTATCAATTGATTATAGCTTTGACCGACTGGCCATTGCGTCTGGGGGCAGTCTTTACTATTGGTCGCCAACGCTCGGACTGGTGCAAGTCACTGATCCTGACTTGGGAAATGTAGTTGATGTTGTCTGGGTAGATGGTTATTTTATGACCACCGACGGAACCAGTTTAGTTGTGACTGAACTATCAGACCCGACGCAGGTTAATCCGTTGAAGTATGGAAGCTCAGAAGTTGACCCTGATCCGGTGGTTGCACTAATCAAGCTGCGCAATGAAGTCTATGCTCTGAATCGAAATACCATCGAAGTATTCGACAACGTGGGCGGTGATTTATTTCCTTTCCAGCGTATCGATGGCGCTCAGATTACTAAAGGGGCGGTCGGAACATTTGCTTGTTGCGTATTTATGGAAGCCTTGGCGTTTTTAGGTGGTGGACGCAATGAGCAGCCAGGAATTTACATCGGAGCAAACGCAACAGCTACGAAGATTAGTACGCAAGAGATCGACGAGATTTTGATGCAGTACACAGAGAGGGATCTTTCTAATGTAAAGATTGAATCTCGCAATGAAAAATCTCATAATTATCTTTATGTACATCTTCCAGATAGAACGCTTGTTTACGATAGCGCTGCTTCTCAAGAACTTGGTGCTCCAATCTGGTTCACATTAACTTCTTCGATCGTCGGATTTGCACAGTATCGCGCTCGTAATTTCGTGTGGGCTTATGACAAGTGGCTGGTTGGTGATCCTCAGTCAAATAATATCGGTTATCTAGTAGATAATATCAGCACGCACTGGGGGCAGAAAGTACGATGGGAGTTTGGAACGCTCATTGCTTATAATGAGGGTAATGGGGCTGTATTTCATAGACTTGAGCTTGTCACCCTGACGGGTCGCGTTGCATTAGGTATCGATCCGATCATCACAACAAGCTACAGTCTCGACGGTGTATCTTGGAGTCAAGATAGGCCACTGAGGATTGGTGCAATCGGAAACACTAGAAAGAGATTGGCTTGGTTTCAGCAAGGAAACATGAGGCAATGGCGTATTCAGCGATTCCGTGGCGACAGTGATTCTCACTTGTCATTCGCGCGTCTTGAGGCGCAAATTGAAGGTCTGGTGAATTGATGGCTATTGGCTCGCGCACTCCTCCACTCGGGTTAACTCGCGATCAGCTTGCATCTTTTTTGAAAGATCACGAGCAGATAAAGCAATTTGAAAAATTGTTTGCAATCACATCCGCGATAGCGCCGGATGTTGTTAATGAAGTTAAGATTGATGCAGGTACCGCGCAAGCAACAGCCATTCAAGCAATTGGGCAGATTTCTTCGATCGCTCAAGAACTGGCTATTGGGTGTTCCATTAATGATATAAAAGTAACACAGGCACTGGATCAAATTGCAGCATTGGCCCAAGAGGTAGCAGCAAGCGTTGCTTCAATAGAAAGCAAAGCAAATCAAGCGGAAATTCAATCAGCACTTTTTGGCCAAGAAATAGCGGTTAGCATATCTTCAACAGAATACAAAGCAAATCAGGCTCTGGCATCGCTTGCAAGACTAGCTGAAGCTGTAGAAGGTTTACAAATGCTGCCGCAAGCTCGAGAGTTTAAGAGAACCCGATACGGTTCATTTTACGATACCACAACTCAATCCGCTGCAATTATCAACACGGCCACAGCGATCACATTCAATACAACAGATATTAGCAATGGAGTTTATAGAGGAACGCCAACATCTAGAATATACGTAGACACTGAAGGAATATACAATTTTCAGATTTCTTTACAACTTGATTCTACAGTTTCAACGGCAGAGACGTTTTATGTCTGGTTTCGTATTAACGGAGTTGATGTTACATATTCAGCAAGCCAAGTTAGGATACAAGGAAACAATG